TCCTACTAAGGGAACCCAATTTTCACATATCCCAGCATCTGTAGTAACATAAACATAACCTCTTTCATATAACTCATTATCTAATATTTCTTGAGGTGGTTTACCTAACATTATACCATCCCCATAGTAAAAATAATAATCTACTTTAGACTCTAAATTATATGAATTAGGATATTTATTTATTAGAGCAAGTTTATACTCTGGGAAGGATGTTCGTATTTGGGTTATTAGGTCCTCACATACCGAAGCCCTTTTTATGTTAGATAAATAGGCATCTATAAAAATTAAAGTATCCATTATTTATAGTTTTCTAAATAATACTTTAAATCTTCAGGAGTGCCCAACCCCCACATTTTATTAATGTTAAATGTTCTAATTTCTTTACTATCTTGAATAGCTTCATTATATACTGGGCAAACATAAAACTCTCCATTTACTCTAATATTATTATTAATCATTTGTTCAGCATACTTTACAAAATCGGATCCATGTTTCCAATAATAAAAACCAACTGTTGCTAAATCAGATATAGGATTTTTTTCTGCTACTTCTGTTACTAATCCTTGTTCGTCTGTTTTAGCAAATGACCATTTTGGGTGTGTTGATTTAAAAGTAACAATTCCCCCATCAGCCTCATTTTCATTCATTTTATAAAAAAATTCATTTGAATCCCATTCTACAAATTGATCGCTGTTAGCAAAAAATAGGGGTGCGTCATTATCAATAAAATCTTTGGCTAATAACGCGGTACACGCTGCTCCCTCTGTTAATTCATCAACCTCTACGACTTTACAATTTGGTGTTACTAAATTAAGTAAAGTATCTAAATTATATTTTTGTCTATGTTCTTTTTGTACTATATAAATAAAGTTAGCTTTAATATTTAAATTTTCAGCTACTACTTGAATCATAGGTTTTCCTTGTACATCAATAAGAGGTTTTGGAAAAGTATACCCTGCTTGTGTGAATCTAGAACCAGCACCAGCCATAGGAATTAAAATATTTAATTTACTATCTCTCCAGGCTGGGGATTGGATTTTATATCCTGTTTCTATTTCTACTAGTTTATTAAAAATATTAGTATAAGTAACTTCTTTAGGATTTTTTACTCTTAAAATATGGGATTTACTTCTTGAAGCAGCTAATAAACCATAAGGTGAATCTTCTATAATTAAAGTTTCTTCAGGTAAACAACTCATCATTGATATTGCTTTCCAATACATCTCTGGGTGTGGTTTAGAGTTTTTAACATCTTCATTAGATATAACTAAATCCATATATTCCATTATACCTAATTTTGAAAGTACAGTTAATACTGTTTTTCTAATTGAGTTAGAACATACTGCTAATTTATAACCATCTTCAGATAATGATAACATTAATGATTGAAGAGTTTGATTAGGTTTTAAGGTACGAAGTTCTTCTAATGTATATTTTTGCTTATTATCCCAGACTTGAGAATGTAATTCAACAGGTAAACCTTTTTCTTGGGTTAACATTTCAAGTTTTTGGTTTGTTTTTAAACCATCGTATTTACTTAAATGTTCCTTCCAATTAATAGTATAATCATTACCTAAAGCTTTATTTAGAGCTTTAAAATGTAAATTTTTAGCCTCAACTAAAACACCATCTAGATCAAATATAACTAATTTTATTTTTTCCATTTACCTTGTTGAACTAACTGGCAGATAATAGCATAATTACAAATATCTTGAAAGGTATCAATAAGTGTTTCGTTTTGAGGAACACGTGATGAAATAATTAGATTTTTCCAGCGATTAATCTTATCGCTCATTCTATACCATAATCCTGTAAGAGCAAATTCCCTTTCATCTTCAGTAGCAAGGCTAGTGCCAGCAGTAATGTTATGCATACCGTAGTCAAGATGTTTTTGGCTAAATAGCTCCAACTGCTCTTCCACGACAGCCATATAGCCAGCATAAATGTGAGGATATTCTTTTTTAACGATTTCGGTAGCCGTAAGACCATATTTAACTTCTTCTTCCATTGTCAATATAAATTATAACTTCGTTGTAATATTCAATAAAATGTTCATTCCAAAGATCCCAATTTTGATTACGACCATCTATAGAATAAACTTGATGGTTTGGGAATAATCTAAGAAAAACATCTCTAAATACTCTAAATTTTTGTTTAAGTTCTGGGGTGGATAAATGCCATTCTCCTACAGCAATTCCTAAATTATCTTTTAACCAACAGAAATTTTCAATATCAAATATATCATATTCTCCTCCTTCACAATCAGTTTTTAAGAAATCTATTTTTTCAATATTATTCTCTTGAATAAAAGTTTTAAATGTCATCCCTTCCATTTGGGACTCACCCCCAAATAATTGATCAGATTCAACTACACCATTAGTAGAGGTAATACCTTTATTGATCAGGCTAACATTATCATAGTGGCCTAAATTTTTAGTAAGGGTAATAAATTCACTATCACTAGGTTCAATTGAAAATACTTGTTTTGGATTTTTAGAAAGAATAGAATACGTAAATGGACCTACACTAGCACCTACATCTAAAACAGTATAACCTTCTTGAACTTCATGGTATTTTTCGTAAAGTTTCTCATAAAAAATTTCTTTAATAATAGAATCCTTATGATATTTTCCAATAGGGATAGGTCCTACATCATTACCCCAGCAGTCTGTACCATAATGAAACATTTCATTTCCATTACCATCAAATTTAGGATGATCCATCCATCCCCAATCAAAACCTTCTAATTCCATTAAAGAACTTGTTTTTTTATTAAATATTTATCAATTGCCTCTAGTTTATCATCAGCATCAGCTAACATAGCAAGTGCTTCTTCAGCATTTTTATAAAAATCTTCTGTTGAATGATCACCAATTCCTGCTGGGCTATTTTCTAGTAAGTCTAGGGTTAATAATGCTTTAGCTTTTTCTGCTTCAGCAGATTTACGTAACATTTCTGTTAGATAGCTCATAACTTTGCTTTTTTAATTAACTTTTCGGTTTCGTCTTCTTCTACACCCATTTTCCAAAGAATACCTCGTACGCCATGATCTTGTAAAATATCAATATATTCATCTGCTTCACCTAAACTACATTCTAGGTAGTCAGCAATATATTCGGCTAGTTCTTGATAATTTCTTTTGTTTTCGTTTTTTACGTACTTGAGGTAGACTTTTCTTTTTGGTAACATTTCGCGATAAATAGAATAAATTTGTTTTTTACTTTGTGGATTGACCTTTTGAACATAGTTTACTACATCTATGTAATCCATATTCATAGATACATATCTATGTATCATGTAAGAATTCCATTTATCCCATGAATCTTGTGAAATTTCTTCAGGAGCTGTTTTATAGAGAGTTATCTCATTCAACCACTCGAAGAGGGTTGTCACCTGCTTCATCTCTTAGCTCTTTAGGTAATGTACCTTGTAAAATTTCACCGCTTACAGCATCATAAAATACTGGGATTGGCATGTAAGCGTCTTCAGCTGTACCTGCTACAAATTTAGAGACTTTACGGATAATAAATCCTTGAGTCCATACTTTTCCATTTTCGTGTTCTACCGACTCTGTGTTTTTAAGGTCGATGTTCATTTGTTGTTGATCCATGTTATTGTTTGTTTTGTTTATAATCTAAATAAAATCCAATCGCTACTATAATATTCATACCTACACTAGCGATTATTTCGTGTAAGTCTTGGTATACATTTAATGATAAATGAACGTGTCCTACCATCCAGAAAGGTATGGCCATATTTTGACTAATCCAAATTATAAGAAATTTTAGGAATTGTTTCATTTTAATTTGTAAGCATATAACATTCCACAAATAATATTTTTATTTTTAATTTCACTATTCTCTATTGTAAAGTCACATTTTTCTAAAATAGAAATTATTTGATTTTTAATTTCATTAGTATGATATTCAATAGCAATTTTTTTAATATTATTAGCTAAATAAGTCTTATTAATACTTTTAAATAAATCTAATTCCCCCCCTTCAATATCAACTTTTAAATAATCTATTTTAGGAATATTATTATCTTGGATTAAGGTATTAATATTAAATGTTTGGACTTTTGTAAATTTCACCTTTTTAGAAGGATCATGTGTAATATTTTCTATATTTTCTCTTAAAAAATTTATAGCACTTTCTTTGGGAATTTCCGAAATATAAGATTCTCCATCTATATCTGTAATTGCGGCATTTATACATTTTATATTAGGAAATTGAGAAGTATTTTTAGTGAGTAATTTAAAAGTTTCTAAGGAAGGTTCTATACTGTAAATAAATTTAGGATGATGATTTTGAGCATATACACTAAAAACCCCTATATTAGCCCCTAAATCTACTACTATATCATCTTTAACTACTTTAACATAATCTTTATCGTATATTTTATCATAAAAAACTTCTGTAATAGTATACATTGATGTATTTTCCCCACCATCAAACAAAAAAAGATTATCATTTACTACAGTATGTCTATTATTATTATTAGGATAATTTATAGAAAAATTATAAACTTCCCCAGTATCTAGATTAAAATTAATTGAAATATTTTTTATATAAGAGTAAACATGACCAATCCCAATCCAAAAGTCAGACCCAGGATTAATTGAGATAGAATCGGAATAAATGATTTGTTGGGTATTAATATCTTTAATTACAAAATGGGCAATATTAGTAGTTAACCCTTCATAATGGAAAGTAATACGTGAATTTTTAGTATTTTTTATTGAGATAATATTTTTCATTTCAATTCAATTAATTTTTGTATGAGTGCCATACAGTTGATTTCTTTATCAATACGGAAGTTGGATTGGTAACTATATTCGTTGATATAAATTGCAACCATTCCTTCACGACCACTTGCATATACATGAGCGTTATCATAAAGATAACGATAAAGCTCTTCAAAATCACTAACATTTGCGTTAGCAATGATTTGGCGAATTTCACGCCATTTAGGTTTAGCATTACTTAATTCTTTTAGTATTAGTGTCATGTAGTTAGAAGAGACTAATACTGATTTGTCTATAACTAATTTTTGGTTTTGAGTTGATAGCTGAATTGTATTAAGACATTTACGTAGATCTGGATAGTATTGGTTTACAATATTTTTTAGATCTTCCATCTCATACGCTGTGCCTTCAGTTGCCATTACACTAGCAAGGTGTACTGCTACCTCTTTTTTACTAGGAGGGATAACTTTAAGTACTTGACAACGTGATTGAAGTGGATCAATAATACGCTCAACATAATTACACGTCATGATAAAACGTGTAGTACGTGAGAACGTCTCGATTACATTTCGAAGTGAAGCTTGTGCCTGTATCGTAAGAAAATCTGCCTCATCCAAGATAACCACTTTGAGTGGTTTGAATGAAGCTGTTGAAGCAAACCCTGATACTTTGTCCCTAATAGTCTCGATACCCCTTTCATCACTTGCGTTGATATAAAGGTAATCACAATTAAGGTTATTAACAATGAGTTTAGCCAAAGTCGTTTTGCCTGTACCAGCGGGTCCGTAGAAAATAAGGTTTTGAATATCATTTTGACCGAGATATTGTTCAATGGTCTTTTTGATGTGATTATTTCCAACATAACTATCTAACGTTTTAGAACGATATTTTTCAACTAATAATGTGTGATCTTTAGTCGCGGTCACCATATAGGTTATATTTTTTAACTGGAGGTGCTTTAATTTCTACTTTTTTATTACGTATAACATACAACTTACTATCCAAAGGAGCAAGTCTAAATTCTGCTTTTTCACCAGTTTTTGCAAACCAAGCCTCCAGAGCATCTGTAATATTTTTATGAACTGTAGAATCATCAACTAGAGACCACCTGTCACCAGGTGGAACTCTAATTGCGATTAATTCATTATGTTCTTTAATTTCAGTCTTCATTACATCATTCCCCCCATCATTGACATAGGATCAATTTGCGGATTAGACTCATCATTTGGTTTATCTACTACAGTACATTCTGTAAGTAGAATTGTACCTGCTACTGAAGCAGCATTTTCAAGTGCTGAACGAGTTACCATTGTAGGATCAATAATACCTGCTTCTTTCATATTTACTTTTTCCATAGTTTTAATATTAAAACCAGTCCAAGTATCATTTCCTGTGTTGATTAAATTATCAGCCATAATTCGACCATCAACTTCATCCCAACCAGCATTCATTAAGATTTGGGTAAAAGGTTGTCTACAAGCTTGTTTAACAATCTCAGCACCAATATCATTCCCCTTAATAGCGCCTTTAGCATATAGTAGAGCAGTACCACCACCTGAAACAATACCTTCTTCAATGGCTGCTTTAGTAGCATTTAAAGCATCATCTACGCGGTCCTTCTTTTCCTTCATTTCAGTTTCAGTATTTCCACCTACATGAACGATTGCTACTCCTCCGATAAATTTCGAAAGTCTTTCTTGAAGCTTTTCAACTTCGAAGGGTGAGTTCGCTTGTTCGATTTGTTGGTGTAGTTCTTCAATACGTGCTTCAATTCCTGTTGTGTCTCCTTTTCCATCTACAATTGTAGTTTGTTCTTTAGTTACATTAACCAATCGAGATTCTCCAAACCAATCCCAAGAATACTTGTCTAGTTTCATCCCTTTTTCGGTACTAAATACTTCACCTCCAGTTAAAATTGCAATATCTTCTAAAAGTAATTTTTGACGGTCTCCAAATTCAGGAGCTTTTACGGCACAAACAGATAAAGTCCCACGCATTTTATTTACAACTAAAGTAGCAAGTGCTTCATTATCAATATCTTGAGCTATGATAAGAAGAGAACGACCCGTTGAAGAAATAGCTTCTAAGGTTGGAAGTAATTCTTTTACTTTAGTAAACCTATGATCAGCAATCATAATATAAGGATTAGTTAACCCAGCTGTCATTGTGGTATTATTAGTAACAAAATAAGGTGATTTAAAACCACGATTAAATTGAATACCTTCTACAGTTTCAAGATATGTTTCACCTGATTTAGATTCTTCAATAGTTACAACACCATCTCTACCTACTTTGCTCATTGCTGTTGCAATTAATTTTCCTACTTCAGGATCATTATTTGCTGAAATTGTAGCGATTTGTTCTAGTTGATCTTCAGATGAAATTTCTTCAGCATGGTCACGAAGATTACCTACTACTTGTTTAACAGCAACATCAATTCCACGTTTAATTTCAACAGCATTAGCACCATTATTTAAGTGCTGCAATCCTGCTTTAACCATTTCACGTGCTAATAAAGTAGAAGTCGTAGTACCATCTCCCGCAACATTTGCTGTTTGAATAGCTGCTTGTTTTACCATTTGAACACCTAATTCTTCAATAGGATCTTCTAATGAAATACTTTTAGCTACTGTAACCCCATCTTTAGTTGATTGGGGATATTCCCCAGGTTTAGAAATTACAGCATTACGTCCATTAGGACCCATAGTTGCTACAACAGCATCTGCTAATTTATCAATTCCATTTACAAGTTGTTTTCTGGCTTCAGGACCAAATTCTATTATCTTACTCATTATTTATTTATTTTAGCTAAAACTTCATTTTCCTTACCAATCCAATACTCTTGACCTTCAAACTCAAACTTTGTAAAGCCCATTGTAGGTAATACTACAATATCTCCTTCTGTAAGTTGGGTGGGAATGTGAGTACCCCCCATAGCTGTGTAGCCTGGACCTACAGCTACTACTTCAGCTGTTTTATTGGTATCATTTCCTAAATCGGGTACTACAATGTTTCCATACATTGTTTCCTCCATTTCTACTGGTTTTACAACCACGGCATTATATAATGCTTCAATCATAATCTAATTAAATTTTTAAGTTCTTCTGATTTTTGTTCAAAACGTTCTACGAATTCTTTTAGTGAATCATAACTTTGAGATTTAGCACTATCACGGGCAATTGCTTCAAGGCAAA